GGCACCCCCAGCCCCCACCCCCACAATACCGTAGGGTTTGTCCCACTATTTCTTTTGGGACGTTCCAGGCAGGTGTATGGAGGTGCGTAGTGGCACAGAACGGTGGCGGTCGAGGCTGGAAGACGGATGAGGCTTCGGGGGCGCAGACGATGCCGGATCGGTGGCGGTTGCTGCTGGATTGGGTGTTGGCGGGGCCGGAGCGTACACCGCCGACTCAGAAGGAGTGGGCGGCTGAGAACGGGATGCACGAGGATTCGGTTCGTCGGATCAAGCGGGATGTGCGTTTTGTGCGTGAGTGGGACCGCCGGGCCGCTGAACTGAATGTTCATCCTGAGCGTACTCAGACGGTGATTGACGCGCTGTATGGCGCTGCCGCCAACGGCGATGTGAAGGCCGCTTCGCTGTACCTCCAGTATGTCGAGAAGTTCACTCCGAAGCGTCGTGTGATCGTCGATGACGAGCGTGATGCTGCCGGTTTGTCGGATGCCGAGTTGGCGGACGAGTTGGAGTCCCTGGTGGCCGAGTTCCGAGATGTGCCGGTGTCTGATGGCGATTGATATTGTTTCTCAACACGGGCCGAATCCGCAGTCGAGGACGCCTGACAGGTCTGTGTCGTTGCCTGATGCGCGGGAGACTGCTGCGGAGATGATGGGGAGTGTGACGAGTATCAGGTTGCAGCGTCTGCGTGCCCGTCAGGCTGATTTACAAAAGAGGCATGGGGATCGGTTGAAGGATACTTCTGCGCCGTATGACCAGGCGTTGGAGCAGGTGATCGACGAGTTGGCTGAGATCGAGGCGGAGATTCGGGAGTTGGATCCGCCTGATGATCCTCCGTCGCCGCCTCTGGTTCAGACTTGGGATTTGGATGATCCGGCGCAGCGTAAGGCGGCGATTGAGAAGTGGGGTGGCCGGCATTTGGAGCCTGTGCCTGATCCTCCGCCTGGTACATCCACGATGTCGGCTGTTGGGGGGGTTCCTGGTGCGGGTGGGTTTGATTCGGAGGAGTGGACGCAGGGTTATGGCGAGTATCTTTCCAGGCCCGAGTTGATCGAGCCGGTAGAAGGCCGTCAGGAAGTTCCCGGTCCGTGGCACGGAAGCGGGGGCTCACCCATCAAGATGTGGTCGACGGAACCTCGTTCTGATTGGGTTCCCGTTTGGGAGGAGTTGCTGGGGGAGGATCTGCGGCATCCGAACCCGCTCACCCCCGAGGGGACGTTCAATGTCGACTACAAGGGGGCGGCCCACAAGCCCGAGGTGACGTCCTTGTGGGCCGCTGATGCCCGTGCCGGGGCGATTCGTATGGCCGTTGAGGCCGGCATGAACGTTGACCAGATTCTGGATTTGCTGGAGTTTGTGGAACAGCAGTATTTGGTGGACCCTGACACGGGCGAAAAGATTTACGACTTGGGGGAGGGGCGGGGTTACGGGGAGCGTGATGAGATTCGTGATGTGATTATGGATGAGATTCACCGCGACGATGTGATACGGCGTCAGCAGGATTTGCCGATGCGGTGGCGCGCTCCACGGGAAGGCGTCAGCGGTGAGGTGGACCGGATGCGGAATCGGGGTGCGATCGAGAGTGGAGATCCATCGGTTCCGCCTGGTGTGTCGGAGTCGCGTGCTGTGTCCGACGAAAACAGATTTCAGCAGATCCCGCCGTTCCTGATGCCACCCACAGATACGGCGATTCCCCCGCTTTCACCTCCTTCTGTCGATACGGCGATTCCTCCGTTTATCGCACCTCCGGTTGAGCAACCGGTTCTTCAAGGTACGCCGATCAGACCTTTGCAGGAACGGGGGCCGACGGTGCATTCGATGGTGATGGAAGGCGAGCAGCATCTGCCTGGGATGGAGCCCGAGAAGCCTCGTCCTCCGTGGGCGTTGACGCCTGAGCAGCGGGAGTTGGGGAAGAAGTGGCTGCCTGAGGTTCGTGAAACATTGGAGGGTACGCGGCCTCCAGAGGACGACGAGGGGATAGATCCCGAGTCGAGGATGGATGCTTCGATTTTGCCAGAGATGCTTGCTCAGGGTACAGCGCAGGAAAGCGAAGGCTATTTCGGTGGGCTTGGCAATCTGGTGGAAAGCGTTGTTGAGGCTGTGCCTGGCATCGACACGAAGACGGCGATAATGATTGCGACGGCGATTGCTGCCGCTACTGCCGCTGGAACCGGGTTTGGTGGTCCTCTGGTGCCACCGATTTTGGCTGGTGGCGCCGTGTTGTCGTCGCAGTGATTTCTTTAGGCCGCAAGCGTATGCTTGCTGATTTGCGGGCCGAACGGTCGGCGGAGCGAGCCAAGGTACGTCGTGAAGTGTTCGAGATGCATTCGAAGGGAGTGCCGTGCTGGGTGGGAAAGTGTTGCCAGGAGATGAGGACCAGGTCTGGCGCGAAGAAGCCTTTGGAGAACGACCTGTTCTAGGTCCGTGGGGGGATCCGTTTCATGGGCCTGGTGCCGATGAACCATTGGAGTGCGGTTTGGAGAACCCTGAATCGTGCGACGCGTGCCAGTAACCCATGTTGTTGCGATCGCAGGGATTGCCATTGGAACCTTTGTGTGCGCTATTATGGTGTTTGCTGCGGGCAGAATCCTGCAGAGTGTGTTCCGATTCTAGGGAGGCGTTGTGGGCCGTTCGTTTGACCAGTGGATGACAGAGGGCATCAACCGGGGGTTTTGTGGCCCGCCGGTGTGTGTATTGCATGATGGCGTTCCGACTACCGAGTGGGAGGATGCCGCTTTGTGGGATGGTGCGGAACCGTGCCATCATGTGGTTCGCATGTATCCCGATCCGGAGGTCAGGTTTGAGGTTGAGGACAATCATCCTCCGTCGGTTTGGCGCAACACCTGGACTCCGAAGTTGCGACCGGTCGAGGATCCGGTCGAGGACTGAGTGTCGCGGTTGACGGAACTCCGCCAGGAGGCGGAGTGGCGCCGCTGCGTGAGGGATGAGTCGTACTTTCTGCGAAAGTATTGGAACATCGCCCATCCTGCTTACGGCAGGATCCTGTTTGATCTGAGGGCTGCTCAGAAGTTTGCTTTGGATCATTGGGGTGAGAACCGTTATTCCCTGACGCTCAAGGCTCGCCAGATTGGGTGGACGACTTTGGTGGCGGCGCACCAGTTCTGGTTGGCGTTTTTTCAGCCTGACCAGAACATTATCGATCTGTCTCGTACGGAGCGTGAGGCGGTGCTGTTGCTGCGGAAGACGAAGTACGGGTTTTCGCATCTGCCGGTGTGGATGGTGGAGCGTGGCCCGAAGTCTCTGGTCGAGCATCAGCAGCGTATGCTTTTCGACAACGGGTCCCAGATTACGTCGATGCCGTCGGCTTCGGATCCTGCGCGTGGCGAGTCCGCCACGCTGATCGTTGTCGATGAGTGGGCGTTTTTGCCGAACCCTGAGGAAGCGTGGGCGTCCATTGAGCCGGTTGCGGATGTGGGCGGTCGTATCATTGGCTTGTCGACTGCGAATGGTTCCGGCAACTTTTTTCATAATCTGTGGGTTGGTGCTTCGGCGTCGAACAACAAGTTTGCTCCGATGTTTTTTCCGTGGTCTGCGACTGAGGATCGGGACGAGTCGTGGTATGAGGAAAAGCGTCAGTCGATGTTGCCGTGGCAGTTGGCCCAGGAGTACCCGACGACACCGGAGGAAGCGTTTGTCCGGTCTGGTAACCCGGTGTTCGATTTGGATGTCTTGGATGCTTTGGCGGCGGGTTGCCGGCGAGGCCAGGTCGGGTATCTGCATTCTGTGATGCCGAAGGTTGTGGAGTTTAGAACGTGAATCTTGAAGTTTGGTCGCCGCCTGATTCGACGCATGGGTATGTGATGGGTGTTGACACGGCTGAGGGGTTGGGTCACGGCGACTATTCGTGTGTTCAGGTGTTGGATTTGAATACAGGGGAGCAGGTTGCGATTTGGCACGGACATATCGCTCCCGATGAGTTGGCGGCTGAGGTTTTCAACATCGGGTTGTGGTATCGGGATGCGTTGTGTTGTGTCGAGTCGAACAATCACGGTTTGACGACGATCACGGTGTTGCGCCAGTTGGGGTATCCTCGTCTGTTTCGGAAGCGGACATTGAACAACGTGTCGAATCGGGTGACTCAGGAGTACGGTTGGAAGACGACGCGTACGTCGAAGCCGTTGATGATCGATGATTTGGCGACTGCGTTGAAGAACGAGGAGTTGGGGTTGAGGGACCGGAACACTTTGGCGGAGTTGCGGACTTTTACCCGCAACGAGAAGGGTTCGATGTCGGGTTCGCCGTTCGACGACCGGGTGATGGCGTTGGCGTTGGCGAATCAGATGCGAAAGTTTGCGTATGCCCCCGAGTACGTCGAGAAGGCCGACGATTACTGGACGATCGATTGGTGGAAGCGCCTGGCGTTGAATGAGGATACGTCGGAAGACCCGTTTCGGATCGGTCAGCACTCTGTCCGTGGGACACGATGAACGAACTATTAGGCATGCTCGTTTCCTCCGAGAGGTAGTTATGGCAAAGAACTTTGTTTCGCACACCAACGGCACTGAGACAATCGATGGTCCCACCGGTAAGAACAACCGGATGAAGCGCGGGTCCAGTGTCTCTGCGAATCCGATTTGGGAGCCTGGTAGCCCCAACTCGCCCAAGCAGCGGTTCAGCAGCCCGAAGGTGAACAACCAGACTGGCGGTTACGGCCAGGTTTCTGTGCGTAGCACGCCGTTCAACCAGCATGGGAAGACCGGCAAGGTTGAACCGGCGAGCCCGCAGCCGAAGTTGCGCGGCAGCAACGCCAAGTAATGGCGATCCTCCCCAGGGAGGCGTCTTACGAGCAGTTTTGTGTCTATGTTGTGGATCACAAAGGTCCGAAAACTCAACAGGAGATGGATGAACTGTGGGAGTGGCGACAGAAACTCCTGGGCCTCCGAGTTGATACGGGACGCGGTGCGCGAGGGGTTTTCCCCGCTGACGAGCAACATCTCACACGGGCGGAACGTGGCCGCAAGGCGGAACAGGAAGCGTTATCGCAGGGGCGCAACATCGAGAGGTTGCCAGACAAGGCGTATTTCTGATGGCGCATAAAACGAGGGCGGAACTGCATGAGCAGTATACGCGGCGTTTGGAGCGTACTCGTAGGTGGCGGGAGGATCAGGCGTATGATCGCACCTGGTGGCGTCTGATCGATCTGTACCGGGGTAAGCATTGGGCTGAAACGACGCGTAGCCGTTCTGATCTGATCGCTGTGAACTTGGCGTTCAGCACGATCAACGTGATCGCTCCTTCTGTCGCGGTGAATCATCCGAAGATCGTGGTATCTGCGAACGATGAGGGCAACTCTGATCGTGCCGCATTTGTGGAGGCTGTTGTCAACCATTTGTGGCGGCATCACGACTTCCGTAAGCCGTTCCGGCGGGCAGTCAAGGATTTCCTGATCTTCGGGCACGGTTGGGTGAAGACCGGATGGAAGTTCCTGGAGCAGGAGACTTCTCTGGCTGAGGCTGAGCGGGATCTGCTGATGCAGCAGGCCCGCTTGGAGGTCGACGAGTTCGCTGTCGAGTCTCCCGACTTGGCTGCGTCGCTACCGACGGATGACGAGATCAACGCCAATCTGCCGGAAACGGCGATGATGGTGATTGAAGATCAACCCTTTGTGGAACGGGTTTCACCGTTCGATGTGTTTGTTGATCCGGAAGCAACCTGCATGGATGATGCCAGGTGGATCGCTCAGAAGATTGTGCGGCCACTTGAGGAGGCTCAGAAGGATCAACGGTACAAGCCGTCGGTTCGGAAGCGTCTGGACGCTGACGCCGGCGTGAACCCGGCGTATGTTTCTCAGTACGAGAACGAGCGTGAGCGCGTTCTCGACGAGGACAGGGTCACGATTTGGGAGTTCTACGACATCGTCGACAACACGATGTCTGTGTTCTCCGAGAACAGTGATGGTTTCCTGGTTGACCCGACACCGATGCCGTATGCGTACGGGCAGCCGTTCGTGATGATCCGGAACTACGACATTCCCGATCTGTTCTATCCGATGGGTGACCTGGAATCGATCGAGTCTCTGCAACTGGAGTTGGATAAGACTCGTTCCCAGTTGATGAACGACAGGAAGCGGTACGCCCGCAAGTACCTGTACCATGAGCGGTCGTTTGGGCCGGCAGGGCGCGAAGCCTTGGAATCTGATGAGGACGGCCGCCTGGTTCCTGTTCTCGACGAGAACAAGTCTTTGTCGGATGTTGTGATCCCGATGCCGCAGACACCGGTTTCGCCCGAGATTTACAACTACTCGAACATTATTGAGAACGACATCAATACGGTATCTGGCGTGTCAGAATACGCCAGAGGGGCGATGCCGGAGATCACGCGTACGGCAACTGAGGCCAGCATCATCGCTGATGCTCAGAATGCGCGGGCCGCAGACAAGTTGGCGATCATCGAGATTGCGATTTCGGAGATCGCCAGACGCGTGATCCAGTTGATGCAGCAGTTTATGACTGGCGATCAGATGGCTCGCGTGTCGATGAAGGGCGGCGAGTCTCTGTGGGTGCCGTATGAGCGTGACGACATTCTAGGAGAGTACGATTTCGCTGTCGAGGCTGGTTCGACCCAGCCGATGAATGACACGATTCGGAAGCAGCAGGCTGTATCATTGCTGAATGCGATTGCTCCGCTCGTTGGGACAGTTATCGATCCGGCCGCTTTGGCGATTCATGTGCTGGAAGAAGGTTTCGGGATCAAGGATCCGCAGAAGTTCATCATGGAACAGGGGCCGCCACTACCTCCTGGGGAAGCCCCGGTAGAGGAAGAAGCGGCTCTTGCCGGCGGCCCCCTGCCGCCAGGGGGGCCACCCGTGTCTGAACCTCCCCCAGGCGCCGGTGTG